AGGAACTCTCAATATGTATGCTGTGAATTACAATGTGCTTCGTATTCTTAGTGGAATGGGTGGTCTTGCTTACTCTAACTAAATATATTAACAAATTATTTTTTTTCTGTATTAATAATAAATACAAAATGGGGGGAGGTCTTCTTCAACTTGTAGCTTATGGTGCTCAAGATGTCTATCTTACTGGCAACCCTCAGATCACTTTCTTCAAAGTAGTTTATCGTCGTCATACTAACTTCTCTATTGAATCTATACAACAAACCTTTAACGGAAATGCTCAAGCAGGCAACCGTGTAACCTGTCAAATCTCCCGTAATGGTGATTTAGTTCATAAACTATATGTAGTTTTTGATTCAGTTATTACAGAACCTGATGCTCGTAAATGCATTAAAAAAGTAGAAGTAGAAATTGGTGGTCAATTAATTGATCGTCAGTATGGCGATTGGATGACAATCTGGAATGAACTTACTTTATCAAAAGGAAAGGAAACAGGATACGGTCAAATGATTAATGGAACATCTACAGGGGATAATAAAGCATATGTTCCTCTTGAATTCTGGTTCTGCCGTAATATTGGTTTAGCATTACCACTAATTGCTTTACAATATCACGAAGTTAAAATTAACATTGAGTTTGAAAGTTCTCCTAGTTTCTCTGATGCCACCTTATGGGCTGATTACATCTTCTTAGATACTGATGAACGTCGTCGTTTTGCTCAATTATCTCACGAATATCTAATTGAACAAGTGCAATTCACAGGTGGTGAAAGTTTAACTGCTACTGATACTGCTCTTAGTGCCAAACTTTCATTTAATCATCCGGTTAAAGAACTTATATGGCGACGAAAAGCTGGACCAGCTTATAAATCAGCTGGTAAAGCAAAACTTATGCTTAACGGTAATGATCGTTTTGCTGAACGCGATGCTATGTATTTTACTCACGTTCAACCCTATCAACATCATACCAATATCCCAGCACAAGCTCAATGGATCAATGTATATTCTTTCGGATTAAAACCCGAAGAACATCAACCATCAGGAACTCTTAATATGTCTCGTATCGATACTGCACAACTTAAACTTACATTTGATACAGAAGCTGCAGGAGATGTCAAAATCTACGCTCATTCCTATAACGTTCTCCGTATCCTCAGTGGTATGGGTGGTCTTGCGTATTCTAACTAAACTTAAACTTAAACTTAAACTTAAACTTAAACTTAAACTTAAACCTAAAATTATTTTTATTTATAATATAAATCTAAAATTATTTTCTTAGCTTATATTAAAAATGGGTGGAGGTCTTCTTCAACTTGTAGCTTATGGTGCCCAAGATGTCTATCTTACCGGCAACCCTCAGATTACTTTCTTTAAAGTAGTTTATCGTCGTCATACTAACTTCTCTATTGAGTCTATTCAACAAACCTTTAACGGAACCCCCGGAGCTGGAAAACGTGTAACTTGCCAAATCTCCCGTAATGGTGATTTAGTTCATAAATTATATGTTGTATTTACACATTCTTCAGCTGGTGATTTAAATGATGCTCGTGATTGTATTAGCAAAGTAGAAGTAGAAATTGGTGGTCAATTAATTGATCGTCAATATGGCGAATGGATGAAAATCTGGAATGAACTTACTTTACCTGCAGGAAAAGAAACAGGTTATAATGTAATGATAAAAGCAGAGTGTAATTTGGACACCAAAGCATATGTTCCTCTTGAATTCTGGTTCTGCCGTAATATTGGTTTAGCATTACCACTTATTGCTTTACAATATCACGAAGTTAAAATCAATATTGAATTTAGTAGCACAGAGTTTGGAGATGCCACTTTATGGGCTGATTATATCTTCTTAGATACTGATGAACGTCGTCGTTTTGCTCAATTATCTCACGAATACCTTATAGAACAAGTGCAATTCACTGGAGGTGAAACAATCAATAGCTCTAATCTCTCTGCCAAATTATCTTTCAACCATCCCGTTAAAGAATTAATATGGCAAGAGACAAATAGAGCTAAATTAGGAAACACTAAGCTTATGCTTAACGGTAATGATCGCTTTGCTGAACGTGATACTAAATATTTTACTCACGTTCAACCATACCAACATCATACTAATATCCCAGATAGCAGTTGTAATATCAATGTATATTCTTTCGCATTAAAACCGGAAGAACATCAACCATCGGGAACTCTTAATATGTCTCGCATTGATACTGCGCAACTTAAGATATCTGATATTTCACAAGGAACAGGTGAGGTCAATATCTACGCTCACTCCTACAATGTCCTCCGTATCCTCAGTGGTATGGGTGGTCTTGCGTATTCTAACTAAATTATTACCTACTTACTTCTTTTTATTTACCATATTAGGATATCCTAATACGGCATTGACACCTAAAAACATTGAAATAATTGAACTAGTTAAAGCAGATTGAAAATAAAAGTTATTAAAGTTCATAAACTTAGACGACAACCTATTTAAATTTTTAACAATATGCAAAGGATTACCAGTTATAACTGAATAGCATATCATAAAACTAGATATAAATAAAGCATTTTCAATGCCATTAATAAATATTTGTTCAATATTAGATTGTTTAGCAATAAGTATATTTTCATTAACATACCATGGTTTATCAGGTATTACAAAACAAATTTGAGGTTTTTTAACAAAAACAGAATTAAACAACATTATTCTAATTTAACTTTATATTCGTTGGTGTTTTTTATATATACTAAATCATCATTTTTTATAGGTGTATCATCTATATATTTACCATCTTCGGTTCTAAGTTTAGTATATTTATCATTGTATAAAGTCCAAGTATCATATTCGTTTTTATATAAAACAAGTGTAGGTTTATTTTCAGTAGATTCTAATTTACCGACAATAAACTTTTTCATCATATCTTTCATTTGTGCAGTTTCATCACCGCGATATTTAATCATATAATAAACTTGTTTGATATTGTATTTTTTAATAACAAATAAATAAATAGTAATTCCAACAATTGTTAAAATAACTATTGCAAAAAATATAAGAAATATAATGCTCCACGACATTTTATTATATACTATTAAATAAAATGGGTGGAGGTCTTCTACAACTAGTAGCATATGGTGCTCAAGATGTTTATCTTACCGGAAATCCTCAGATTACTTTTTTTAAAGTAGTTTATCGTCGTCATACTAATTTTTCAATAGAATCTATACAACAAACTTTTAACGGAAATGCCATTTTAGGTAATCGTGTAACTTGTCAAATATCCCGTAATGGTGATCTAGTTCATAAATTATATTTAGAAATAAAAGCAGTAGCAGGATCAAATCCAATATATCTTCAACCTTTCTATGGTTATAGAATGATAAAACACGTGGAACTTGAGATAGGAGGACAACGTATTGATAAACAATATGGTGAATGGATGTATATTTGGAATGAACTTACAATGGATCAAGGTAAAAAAGAAGGATATTATGAAATGATTGGTGGTAATTCTCTAAATAAATCAGTTGAATTAAAAGACGAAAACGTGCAATTATATATTCCTCTTGAATTTTGGTTTTGTCGTAATGTTGGTTTAGCATTACCTTTAATAGCTCTTCAATACCACGAAGTTAAAGTTAATATAGAGTTTAATTCAATGGAAAATATCAGAGCAAAAAACCAAGATGATAAACTTGCTTCAGATACCACGTGTAACATACAAATTAATAACAATGATTTTACATCATTTAATGCTACATTATGGGCTGATTACATCTTTTTAGATACTGATGAACGTAAAAGATTTGCTCAATTATCGCACGAATATCTTATAGAACAATTACAATTTACAGGAACAGAAAGTATAACAGCAAATACAGTAAAAGCATCACGTTTAAGTTTTAACCACCCTTGTAAAGAACTTGTATGGGTAGTAAGACCTGAACCAGCTACAGAAGGTTCTAATATCAACTGGAATAACTTTACAAATGCCGTAGACAATAATACTATTAGTAGTAACCTAATAACAACAGCTAAACTGCAATTAAACGGAAATGATCGTTTTGCTGAAAGAGATGGAAAGTATTTTTCGTTAGTTCAACCTTATCAACATCATAATAATATACCAGTTAATCAAGGTATTAATGTATATTCATTTGCATTAAAACCGGAAGAACATCAACCATCGGGAACATTAAATATGTCGAGGATAGATACAGCACAATTACAAGTTAAAAGTAGTAAACCAGGTGAATTATTTGTATATGCCGTAAATTACAATGTTTTACGTATATTAAGCGGAATGGGTGGATTAGCGTATTCTAACTAAAAAAACATAAAAATAATATTAAAATTTATATAGCAAAATTGAACTCTTGTTCATCGCCATTACATTCTGTTTCAACAACATTAACCCTATAACATTCTCCATCAAAATCGGAATAAAGATTATTGGAAAAAGGTGTAGGTGTTTTAACTATTTTTTCTTTGGTATTATTTGTAATAACGATATAAATAATTCCAATAATAAATGCTAAAATAAAAGGTATAAATTGAAATTCAAAACTTGTATTAATCTTCATTTAATTCTTTTAACTCAAAATAATTTTTATAAGTATAAATATCAAATTCAGGTTTTTTAAAAGATAATGTTTCAAATAAATTAATTCGTTCAATATAATCGTTGGTATCAGAAGATTGTCTTAAATATTCTTTATATTGATTTTTATATTCTTCACGTTTAGATGATATATTTTTAATATATTTATCACGAAGATCAACCAACATATTTAATTCTTCTTGTTTATTAGTATTGAACGCCATACAATGTTTTTTAAATTCAATAGGTGTAGATGTAAATAGTTTATACATTTTTATTCTCTATATTTATAATTTTCTCAAAAGAACTTTTAAATTGATTATCAATTGATTCAACACCATTCATTTTTCCTTCATATACGTGTAAAGGAACGTATTTAACAATTGTTTGTTGTTTTTTAACATTACTAATCTTATTTTCATAATAACCTTGAACTATAACTAATATACCAATAAATACTAATAATAAAATAACATTTTTCATATTTTCTTATTATACATAAATATTATTTAATCTACATTGGTCATATCAATAGTTTCAACATTGTTGAAAGGATCTTTATCAGTAGCAACTTCTTCTTCATCATCATTAATATCCATACCAATCATAACAACATTAAGAATTTTTTTAGAAAAATCAACAGGTTTGATAATTTGATAACCAGAATACAATAAAGCACTATTGATAACAAGATCAAGAAGATCTCTTAATGAATTATATTCTTCAGTATCATTAATATTCTTAATTTTCTTAATAATAGGATGTTGAGGATTAATTTCCAATACTCTTTTATTTAACATCACATTTGCACTATCAGTCTGTCCTAATGTTTGCGATTTAATGATCTTTTCCATATTAGCCGAAAAACCATTTTCAGGTGAAGATACTATACAAGGTAATTCAGATACTTTATTAGTAATTTTGACCTCACTAAAGGTGGTATAAAGACGTTTAATATAATCGCAAAGTGATTTATATTCTTCTTTTTGTTTTTTAATAAGTTCTTTATCAGCATCCGTTGTATTAGGTAATTCAATATCACCTTTTGTAATGCAGGTTAAAGTGCATTCTTTGTATTGCATAAGTCGCTGACACATATATTCATCAACTGGATCAGTCATAAACAAAACATCTAAACCATTTTTCTTGAAACGATCTAAGAATGGAGATGTTTTAAGTATATCCATATTATCACCAGCAATGTAATAAATATGCTTTTGATTTTCATTCATAGATGTAATATAATCGTCAAATGTAATCATTTTATCAGGTGAATTAGCAGAATAGAACATTAAAAGATCAGAAACCCTTTCACGATCACCGCTTTCTTCATAAACACCAAGTTTAATATTTTTTTGGTAAGTTTTATAGATTTTAAGATAATTATCCATATCATTCATAGCAGATTTTAACATATCAATGCTTTTCTTAACAACTGCTTTTTTAATAACTTTAATAACCTTATTCTCCTGTAATATTTCACGTGATACATTGAGAGGTAAATCATCAGTATCAACAACACCTGAAATGAAATGAAGCCATTCGGGACATAAAACCGCACTATTATCACTAACAAATACTTTACGAACATATAATTTAATATTATTTTGTTTTACACCTCTTTCAAATACATTATTTCTAATTTTTTTAGGTAAATATAAAATACCTTTATATTCTATTTGTCCTTCGCCACTGATATGTTTATAAGTATAAGGTTTTTCATTATCATTTGTTAAAGATTTATAAAAACCATAATAATCTTCTTCTTTTAAGTCATTATTTGATCTAGTCCAAATAGGTTTATGTTCATTTATTAGTTGAAATTCTTTAACAGTTTCAACAATTTTTTTCATCTTTTTAGGTTTTTCTTCAACATCTTCAATAGTAACATCATCTAAATTAGATGAATCAACATTAGAAGTTCCATCAGTAACAGTTACATCTTCTTCTAATGATGCTTCTTCGTCTTCAACTTCTTTAGTTTCCTCACGTTTAATAAAGATCTTAATAGGATAATTAATATATTGAGAATGTTCTTTTACAATTGATTTTAATCTATTAATATCAGTATATTTATCTAAAGCTTCATCAGTTAATAAGCATTTAATAATTGTTCCTTGTGTAAGATTATAATCAGGATGAATATGATCTTTAAGTTTATCTTCAACAAGTTCTTCAATAACATATTGTCCTCCAGCATCTGAAGTCCATTTAAAATATCCAGAATCAGTTTTTTTAGTAATAATAGAAACTTCTTTAGCTACTAAAAATGCAGAATAAAAACCAACACCAAACTGACCAATTAAGTTGTTATCTTTAACTTTTTCCATAAATGCTTTAGTTCCTGAACTAGCAATTGTTCCTATATTTTTAATAAGTTCTTCTTTATTCATACCTACTCCCGTATCAATAATATGCAATTCTTTATTTTCTTTATATGGAATAATAGTAATACAATTATCTACTTTATTGTCAGGTTTGCTAGTAATACAAAAATGATTATATTTGTCAATACTATCACTAGCATTCGAAATAAGTTCTCTTAAGAATATATCTTTATTGGAATAAAAATTATTAATAATAAGTTTAAGTAGAGCTGAAATATCAGTATCAAATGAAAAGGTTTCAGTCATCTTTCTTAGTTGTATTTAAATGTTTTAATTAAGTTTTTATATACTTTAGTTAAAATGATATCAATTAAAAATTTAAATTTATTACAATCAACAAATCTTTTATCATCCGACTAATATTTCAGGATCATACTAAACTTAATATATCATTTAAATAAATGGATTTAGATCTTTTAGAAAATTATGATACAGATTTAA